CGCTGTTGATGTTGCTGCGTAGCGTAAAGCGTGGAGATTCGTACCATGTGTATGAATCTGGGTTTACAACTACCATTGATGAATCGCCATCAGCTGTTGTTGTACCAGCGTTACCAAATGAGCGTGAAACATAAAGATTTAAGCCCGGTGAAACTACACCGCGCAATGAATCTCCGCGAACATTTCCAGCTGCGTTTGATGGTTGTGCTGCGTTGTATAGCGGTGCGCCATTGTCGTTATATCCCATGATGTTGCCCCATTGGGTCGGCGAGACGATCAATGAGCGAGCAAATCCAAGTGATGCGCCATAAACATTTGCAGCTGCCTTTGATGTGTATCCAAGGAATCCGGTTGCTGAGTTTGCTGCCTGTGCTGTCACAGTAGTGACTGCCGCTTGCATTTGTGCTAGTGCATACTCATCAGTTTCCTTTGCATAAGCAAACTCAAGATTTTGAAGGAGAGCTGTGAGGTACTCCGGCCGTGATCTATCAATGAGCTCAACAGTACTGATAGCTCTACCTTTGAAAGGCTGTACGGAAACAGAAAGAAATGTTGCAGATAGTGATGATTCTGTAACTGCATCGTTTTCGTTAATTGGCAAAACTGTTGGTACAGCTGTTACGCGAGGCAACTCAAAAGTCATGCCTTCTGCAACTAAAGTTTCGCGGCTAATGCCATCGATTGTGCCACGATCAGCATTTGCAAGTGCGTTGATCACCTGTGTGCTTTGTGGTGTTGGAATCATGCCGGGTGCTGTTGATGTTGTGTTATCAGCTGCCTTGACATACTGGCGTGAATCCTCATCATGCAAAACGCTTGCGCGTAGGTAGTGCTCAAGGTATGAAACCTTGTCCACAATTGGTGAGCGTGGTGCTGTGTAGTAAGCCGGGCGTGATGCCTGTACTGGTTCGACTGCTGGAGCTGCTACCGGTTCAACGGCAGGAGCGACTGGTTCGGTAGTGTTGTCCACTTTGTCTCCTTCATTTGGGTTTGTTGTCTCTGTAACTGTTTCAGTTTCAGAATCCTCTGATGCGGCTACTTCAGAAACTCGTGCAGATCGCACAGCTGGTTCAGTAACCAAAGCGACAGCTGTGAGCTGCCCATTAAGCACTTTCATAGTGCCATCTTTTTGCATTTCGTAATTGTCCACAGCCAACTCAATTGAAAATCCATCGCGTAAGCCTTCCATTGCCTCTGTTAGCGCATCGGTTCCAGCTGTGGTGTTAGCAATTTTAAAAGTTGCTGTCATTTCTTTGTCATTGACAGACATGGCAACGCTGCGGCCAATTCTGCGCGTATTGTCATGCTCAAGATTCAAAAAAACATCTTGTGGCTGGATTGATCCACGAGCAAAAACAACCTTGCCAGTCGATGCATTTGCGTGCTCATTAAAAGCAACAATGCGACCGGTGATTGTGCGTGAATCAGAATCAGCTGCCGTGATTTGCATTGGTGTTGTCAGCTTCATGAGATCATGTCCTCCATTTGTCTAATTTCCTGAGTAGTAATTGCACCGATTTCAAACAAAATCTTGTAAATCTCTGCACGCTCTTTTTCTGATCCGCGCAAGTACGCCTTGAGATCAAATTCTACGCGCTGTGTTGATGGCGTAAAATCTGGCATTGATAAACGACTGGAAATGCTGTTCATCAGCGGGAGCAGCGAGAAATCCAAAAGAGTTTGACGCGCCGTTTGGGCGTTTGCATAGGTCATGGATGATCCAGTCGGCGCATCAATAAAGTATGCCGGAATACCCACGGCACGAGCTAATTCTGTCGCAATAATTTCGCGTGCAGCATTGAGGCCAATTTGCTCGGGTGTGAAACCGACTGTGGTCAATTCAACATCGGCATTGAGAAACGCTGTGCCTCGGTTTCTACGAGCTGCGCCCCACGCATCCAAAAGTTTTGCAATGCGATCAGCTGGCAATGCTGTGCCATTTGATTTCAAAACCATTGATGGCACAGGCTCTTTTGCGTACATTGCGGCAGCTCTTTCAAGCTCTGCACCAGCACGAATTGTGCGGCCAGCGCGGTTCAACAATCCTTCATCGTTGCCGTAAAATACGACAAGAGATCCAACACCTGTCATTGGCACACGCGATCCATCGACTGTGTAATACTCAATTTGAGTTCCAATTGAGTTTAAGAAAACACCAACGCGATTTGGAGCAACACGCCACATTTGGCGAACACGGCCTGTGTCTGCAAATAAATCAATTATTTGGAAATAGGAAAATCCTGTAAAAAGTAAATCCTCAGCTGCCCAACACCAGGAAACGGCTCCCGGTACTCGCTTGTCCGGATCGGAAATCACAACAGGTTGATCAATAATTGCACCTGTTGTTTTGTCGCGTGTGATCAGCGGAATCGTGGCAATTGAATTGCAAATCATGTTGCGTGCGCGAGCAATTGCTGGCACGGACATTGCTTCCTCACGGGTTGCAAGATAATCAGCTCCACCAAATGGGAAAAATGCATCCAGCGTTGGAGCTGGCCCAATTTGTGCAGCTACATCAGCACCGCGCGTTACCGCGACAGTTTCAATGGTGCGCTTTCGATCAAATAATCCCATGCACCCATTTTCTCAAAATGTCAAGCATCAACCCACCAAAATGTCGATTTCCGTTTCTGGGCGTGTCGCAAAGTGTGTACAAAGTGCAGCGGCCACGGCAGCGGCCACGGCCGTGCCGCTGGCACGCCTTCCTATGACCCATCCGCCATCGCCTCTACGCAATTGCACAGCTGAAAGAATTTGCTCTGTCAGCTTTGATTGATTTCGATGTTTCAAACGACCAGAATTGATTGCGCCCAGTAATTCATCGCACGCTTGAGGATAATCGGCATCCATGTCATGAATAGGAATACCAGCCGGCTGCATACGAGCTGCAACAGCTCCGGATGTCCTTCGGCTGTAAAGCAAATACTCGATTGGGTATTTTCGGCAATATGAGGCAGCATCATTGGCAATTGCACGATCATCAAGCTGGATTGTGTTTTCCCAAGTGTGCAACAGCTTTACAACAAAAGTCTCCGACCCAAGCTTTTGAGCGGCTACCAATGCAGCATTTTTTCGATCCGGTGAAATGTCAATGGCCATCCATGTGAGCTTGTCCTCATCCAGATCAATTGTTTCATCGCCACACTCTTGCCACTCTTTGGCTCCGACAACGCTGGAAATTGTTTGCACCCATCGATTCAAAACCTCTGTCATTACAACATCGGGAGGATCATTGAAAACGGCTCGAATATTGTCTGGGTGAATTGTTATGTTGAGTCCGGGATTTGCGAAAGCTGCATTTTCCAATGAAATCTCATCGGTTGGTGCAGACCACTCAAAATAGCCCACATCATCGGCTGCACCACTAGCTGCGGCCAAACCTCTTTCGCGCAATTGGTTGAGCACCATTGAGTGAGAATCACCGGCCGAGCTGAAACAATTAACCTGTGGATTTTTGGCGGCCATCAATGTGTACCGCATAGCTGCAAAAGTTTCCATGTCGTGCAGCTCTCGGATTTCATCCATGTGGATAGTTTCCGGCTTTGACAATCCACGCGCTGCCGATCCACCAGCTTTAATGATAAATCGATTGCCTTTGAGCGTTTGAATTTCCTCGGCTCCATGTTGCCAGCGGATTCGCTTTACCTGATTGGCCAAATCTGCATTTTCCTCGATGATCTGCACAATGGCCCGAAATTGCTCCAGCGATGTGACCAATCTGTGAGCTGTGGATACCTGCAAGGATTCATCCCAATGAAAAAGACCCATCATGATTCTGGCCATCATGTAAGTGCTCTTGCCATTTTGCCGAGCTACGGATGCGACTGTGACCGGGTGATGGTAACGGCCATCGGGCTTTACTTTTAGTGAGTGCTCGGCCAGCCACTTTTGCCACGGCATAAAGCCGCCCGGAATAATCTGCTCAGCAAAATCAATCAATTCAAAGCCGCGTGAAGGCAAATCATTGAGTGGTGAGTGGATTCGTGGAGCTGTTACCGGCAAAAAAACCGATGTGGGCCGATCTGAGACGATTTCAGCCGGTGGTGTATCAATGATGACCTGATCATCACTAATCATGACTTATCGACTCGTTTTGGGGTACAAAGAGACCATGGAGAGTCGGGGGTGTCTTGTCCGCCTCAAAAAAACGACCACCTTTGACCAAATTGCACTTTTGACACAATTGCCTCAAATTCCACAATTCATCGCTTCCGTTCAATCGTTTTGGAATCACATGATCAATGTGCATCTGGCCTTCCGTTTGACCACACATCTGGCAACATCCATCACGCTTGAGCACCATCTCTCTGATCTTACGCCATCGAGCTGTGCTGCCGCCTTTCCAGTTGCGTGACATCAATGCCACCCATGCTTTCGCCAATGTGCCAAAGCACCATTGCAAATCTTGCCTTGATACCTGTGATCGATGTATCTAAGAGTCCAGTCAATCATGCGAAAGCCATCAAGGTTTCGATACTTAGTGTTTCGCATCTGGCCAAGCCCAAAGTGATTGCCATTGGGATTAATTGCCTCAACACGCCAATTTGATTCGGCTTTTATCAATGTGTAAAAACATTGAAACTCTTTGTAATTTACGATCCTTGAATGTGAATAGAGAATCAATGAATCAATTGATGGTTTAACATCTTTTGCAGCTGTTGCCGGTGTTGTGCCAACAATACATAGCACGGCCAATAGCACCATACATCGCGCCCGAGCTATCCGGCACACCGGCTCGTCTGCGAGTCTGGAGCGTACCAACGTTGTCAAATACCGAGCGTAATCTTGGGCGATTCCAACAGGTTTCGCACACCTGTGGACAAAGCCTGTGGATAACTTAATCACAATGACATCTCCTCAATCCGAGCATCATCAACGATCTTAATCCCAAATGTGCCACAGCTCATGCATTGTGCAAACCACTCATGCTCTGTTAGCTCTGCACCTTTCTTGAGGCCATGGCGTTGCTTTGGCTTTCCATACAGCTTTGAGCAGATCGAACAATCAAATTGAAGGATGTGCATAATTGCTCCTTTGTAAAGTCTCAATGGGTTGCAGATTGATTTGAGGCACCGACCAATTGTTTTGTGATGGGTTTCGATAGCGTGGTTTTTTAGCAATCACGACTGGCATCCAGCCAACGATGTGCATCTTTGGTGAGTTGCCTGTGACAAGTACAGCAATGTCACGATCATGTCGATCTGATTCCTGAATCCACAAATTGCTGTTTGGATTGGCTGACCATTTGACCTCGATGTGTTCGCCCACATCAGCTTTGGACTTATCCCATGTGATGCCCGGTGTGTACTCATAACCCAATCGCTTGGCCACCACTAGCTCAGCCAGCATTGATTCGCCCATCTGTGCCACATACTCAAACCATGACAGGTTTTTGACAATGCGTGAGCTGTGATCAGCTGATCGATCGTGACAATGTTGAATTGCTGCAATCATGCATTGCACCTCCTCAATGCGATCTATCATCGGCAATCACCACAAAACCAAATGATGTTGTCTTGCTTGTCATAGCCTTTTTGATAGCCGAAATGATCCAATCGCCTCAGCTGTGAGCATTTGTCGCATTGCTCGATTTTGTATTCCTCAACGATTTCGCCATTGCACATCAACCTGGCTTTCATCTCTTGAGGATAAATAATCTCTACATAATCGCTCATACTTGTGGCTCCCATGTTCCTGTGCTGCGCAAGACATACCAACGCGGCGTGCATTGCTTCTCTTTGATTTTCTCGCTGCAAAAGTAGCCGCCCCATGATTTCGGTGCATCTGGCTTGCTTTGATTCCAGCGCATCGAACCATGTGAGCACGATGGCACGGCATCGGCCTTCCATGCAGATTCCTCAGATGATCCAAATGATGGTGTGCCAGCTTGCTCAGCTTCGGCAGCTGTCTGATAACTCGGCACATCCCCATGCTTTGTTGTCCAATAGTCATAATCGGCTGCCGGGCTTTCGCTCTTGACCAATGCCATGACCTCTTTGGTTGCCTTTTCCGTGTTGCCCATAACCAACGCCATCACGCGCATCAAAGCTGATGTGCAAGTGTCCTCGATCATCCAGCGTTTCATTTTGTCCGGATAAGCTGCAAGATAGCCGTATGCATAATCAATGCCAGCTGGATCGATTTCGGTTTGATTGCGAAATGCTTTTGCTTGTACAAGCACATAGCCTTTTTCTGCATTAAATTCAATGATGTGCGATTCCAACCTACCTTGAGGAAATGTGGCAATCCAGCGGTCTGTGCGCTCTTTGTTGCCTTCGTACCCATCCATGAAAGAGGCCATCACTTGGCCTTCCGATCAGCTGAGACGGCATGGCGTGCCACGGCTCGGCCTCTTGTATAGCCTTGTCGCTCGCCTTCCTTAAAACCTACCGAATAGGCCATGACGGCCCAAAAGGCTCCAGCGATCAAACACATGATAACAATTGATGCTTCGTTCATTGTATTGCTCCCGATTCGGGAACTACTGTGCTTCGCTCCCAAAAGAGAGAGTGACAGGCAAATGCGACAAATTCAAGAATCACGCTCAAATCATGGCGTGTCGCTACCGCCTAAACGCCTTTCAATGCTTTTTTCATATTCTGATTTTGTGGTTTTATCTTTGAGGCCATTAGATGCCAAAACTCCACCCAATGACCCGGTGAGAAAGATTGCCAAGGTTTTGAGTAAATCGATGAAAGCTGCATCATTGGGAGCTTGTGCTCCAATTGGCTGAGTTACAAAGATCAATGCGTAAGTGATGCCAAGAGTTACAATCAAAAAGACAAATGACAAAACCGCGCCAATAAGAAACATCAAGCGTGCTTTGATTTCCTCTTGACTTAAGCGGTCTTTACTCTTTGAAGCCATCGCCAATCAAATCCTCCGTCCAGGTACCAGTCACTTTGCATTGCGGTTTTAAGCATTCCGGGTTTTCCCAGTTTTCATG